TGTAGGTGGTATTTACGCCTATCCTAGTTCTGCCGTTGCTATGACTGTAACAACAGATGCCGGTACACCAGCAAACGATAATGGTGTAAAGGTAATAGTCTTTGGTTTGGATGAAGATTACAACGAAGTTAATCAGGAAGTAACTCTTGCTGGTGCTGGTACAGCTACAACTACACAGACATTTCTTCGTGTCTTTCGTGCCTATGTCAGCGGATCACAAGCACCTACTGGCAACTTGAACATTACCAACGGTGGGACGACATATGCTCGTATTAGTCTTGGTGAGAATCAGACGCTGATGGCTCTGTGGACTGTTCCTGCTGGGTACACAGGATTTTTAGATCATGTCAACATTGCTACTGGTACGACTAACTCTAACCAGTACGTTACTGCTCAAATTGTCCAACGTACACAGGGCGGTGTGTTTCGAGTTATGATGAAACAGACCCTTGGTTCAGGCGGTGTTGCAGATTTTCTTATAGGTTATCCGATTGCGGTATCTGAAAAAACAGACCTAGAAGTACGGGCAGAATCTTCTGGCGCTAATAACTTAATTTCTGCAAACTTTTCTATGGTGTATATTAAAAATGAGGATACATAATGGCTGTATCTGGAACATATAATTTTAATCTTGATATAGATGAAGTTATTCAAGAAGCTACTGAAATGATTGGTGGTGAAAGCACTCTTGGTCAAGAGGCTGCTTCTGCACGTCGATCCATTAATCTTATGCTAAAAGATTGGCAGAATAGAGGTATTCTTCTTTGGACTACTTCTGTATCTTCTCAAACTGTGACAGCAAGTGTAACTTCTTATAGTTTATCTGCTTCAACTATTGATACACTTGAAGTTGTTTTAAGCAGAGATAATACTGATACTAGGCTTGAAAGAATTACTTCTGAAGAATATTTACTTATTCCTAATAAGACTCAAACTGGTAGGCCAAGTCAATATTCTATTCGTAGAGAAAGAGACAATCCTGTTTTATCTTTGTGGCCTTTACCTGATAATTCTACAGATGTTTTAAAAATGGAAATTGTCAGCGAAACTCAAGATACAAATAAATCAGCTATTCAAAATGCTGATGTGCCTAAAAGATTTTTGCCTTGTTTAACTATGGGACTAGCTTATTATATGTCCTTAAAAAGACCTTTGGTTCAAGAGGGGCGTATTTCTTTGTTAAAAACTAACTATGAAGAACTACTTGCAAGAGCTATGGAAGAAGATAGACAAAGAGCTTCTATGCATTTGGTTCCTAGATTAAGGTATGTTTAATGGCAAGTACTAAAAATGCTATTGCTATGTGTGATATATGTGGGTTTGTTTATCCGCATAGACAAATGAGAATGAATAGTTATGGAATGTTGGTATGTCCAGAAGACTTTGAAGGTCAGTATGATTTAAAAAATCATCCTCAAAATTCTGTTCCTGATGTTAGAGACAATCCTGCTATTTTAAATCCAAGACCCGATGTTGGTGGTAGAAACCTAACCTGGGATCAAGCTACTGTAGCATATAACTTAACAACACAATATTGGCAGACGATATGACAAATTTAACTGGAAAACTTATATCAAATACTTATAAGCAGGTTATGCTTGTAAGTGGTGCTGTTTCAAATACTGGAGTAGAAACTTCTCTTAAACCAGTACAGACTGGTGATGGCGCAAAAAGCGCACTTGAAATTGCAACAAGTGTAGTAAAAGTAAGAGATGTTTTAAATGTTGCTGGTATAGTTTCTGCAACTGGAAATATTCATTCAGATCAAAGAGTATGTGCTTCAGCATTTTATGGTGATGGTTCTAATATTACTGGTGTAACTGCTACTATTGCAGGAAACATTTCTGTTAGCAATGCTGTTGTAGGTGGTAATCTGCAAGTATCTGGTACTGCTACTGTAGTAGGTGCAACACACCTTCAATCTTCTTTATCTGTAGCTGGTGCTGCACAGTTTGGTTCTACTGTAACTGTATCAGGACCAACGCAACTTCAAAGTAGTGTTACTATTCTTGGAAGTACTCATATTAAAGGAGACGTATCTGTTTCTGGTAGAGTAGACATGGCTAACAATGTTTCTATTGGTGGCGGTCTTTCTGTAGCTGGAGCTTTAAATGTAGCAACAAGTTCAAACATCACTGGCGATCTTGCTATTGGTGGTAAGGTATTTGTTTCTACAGATGCTTGTATTGAACGTAATTTGTTTGTAAGAGGCACGGCTGATTTTTATAATAGTGTTTCAGTAAGTGGTAATGTAAATGTAGATGGTAATGTAACTGCTGCATTTTTTTACGGTGATGGTTCAAACCTAACCAATGTAGAAGCTGAACTAGGTACAGCAACAAATATTTCAGTTGTTGGTTTTATTCATGCTGGTGGAAGTGTTTCTGTTAGCGGTCCATTTAATGTTGTAGGACTTGCAACTTTTCAAAACAATGTATCAGTATCTGGTAATGTAAATGTTGTTGGAACTGTAACTGTTGTAAATGCAGCTACGTTTAAAGATGCAGTATCTGTAAGTGGGAATATTGATACGGCAAGCAATGTTTCTGTTGGTGGTACATTTTTAGCTACTGGAGCGGGTACATTTGCATCTACTGTTACCGTGTCTGGCGCAGGTACATTTAAAAGTGCTGTATCAGTAAGTGGTAATGCAGATATACTTGGTAATGTTTCCATTGGTGGTAACGTAACTATTAAAGGTGATGTGCATGTTAGCAGCAAAGTTTGTGCTTCTGCATTTTATGGCGACGGTTCCAATCTAACAAACGTAGGTATATCAGGAAACGTATCAGTAACTAATTTAACAGTAGGCGGCAATCTGTATGTTAGTGGTACAACTACAATTGTTGGTGCTGCATTATTTAACAGCACTGTTACTGTATCAGGTAATGGTACATTTAAAAGTGGTGTATCAATCACTGGAAACTTAGATACTGCTGGAAATGTTTCAGTGGGTGGCACATTACTAGCTACAGGTGCTGGTACATTTGCTTCAACAGTTACTGTTTCTGGTGCTGCTACATTTAAAAGTCCTGTATCTGTTAGTAGTAATCTAGATGTTTTTGGTAATGTTTCCATTGGTGGTAATGTAACTATTAAAGGCGATGTACATGTAAGTAGTAAAGTTTGTGCATCTGCTTTTTATGGAGATGGTTCTAATCTAACCAATGTAGCTATAACAGGTAATGTATCAGTAACTAATTTAACAGTTGGTGGTAATTTATATGTTAGCGGAACTGCCACTATTGTAGGCGCAGCTTTATTTAATAGTACTGTTACTGTGTCAGGTAATGGTACATTCAAAAGCGCAGTATCTGTAAGTGGGAATATTGACACTGCTGGTAATGTATCAGTAGGCGGGGCGTTGTTAGCTACTGGAGCGGGTACGTTTGCATCTACTGTAACGGTATCAGGTGCTGGTACATTTAAAAGCGGTGTTTCGATTACCGGAAATATACAAGCAAGTGGTAATGTTTCTATTGGCGGGAATGTAACTGTCAAGGGAGATGTACACGTAAGCAGTAAGGTATGTGCTTCAGCATTTTACGGGGATGGTTCTAATATTACTGGCGTTCCAATTACTGGTAATATTTCTGTTAGTAATGTTACAGTTGGTGGTAATTTATATGTTAGTGGTACAGCAACTGTAGTAGGTAATGTAGTATTTAGTGGTGGTACATTTGCTCTGGCTAAGTCTGCTGCTGTATCTGTACATGCTACTGCTATTGATGGTGTTACTTCTGTATCACTTAATTTTGGTAGCGCACAAAACTTTAGAACGACAGTAACTGCTGCACATACTTTGGCGAGACCAACTAATGCTAGAGTAGGACAAGTGGGTAGTATTTTCTTTGTTCAATCTGGAGGATCAGGTGCAATTTCTTATAACGCATGTTGGAAGTTTCCAGCCGCTTCAGCACCAACATTTGCTACTTCTGCGGGGGCAGTGAGTAGATTGGATTACATTGTAGTATCTATTTCTACTGACAACACTGGAGAAAACATTCAGGCTATAATGACGCAGGAGTATGCATAATGTTTGGTAATATGTTAATGGGTGCTGCTGGAGCTAGTCTTGCTGGCGGCGGCGGTTACTCAATCGGTAATAGCATGGTGCTAGATGATGGGAGCAGTCAGAATTTAAAGCGAACACCTTCGTCAGCGGCGTCTAAACGCATTGGGACTTTTTCAATGTGGGTCAAACGTGGAGTTTTGGGAACAAACCAGATGTTGTTTACCAATGAACGTGATGACAGTGCGGGAACACAAGGGGTGCTTGAGTTTCAAACAGATGACCAACTTCGGTGGAAAACAGAAAGTACTATTGGCGCTAATATTATGGTTCGGGAAACAACTCAAGTGTTTCGTGATCCCCACGCTTGGTATCACATCATGGTAACGTGGAACTCGAATAAGACTGATGACACTTGTGCATCCGTCTGGGTAAATGGCGAACAGGTTACTGACTTTGTTACAAAAACTAATTTCAGTTCAGCGCAAGACCTTGGGTGGCCCTCGACTACAAAGCCAATGACTGTTGGGGCGGCGTATAATGGGGCAAATTACTCTGATGTTTATCTAAGCGAGTTTGTGTACCTAGACGGGACGGCTTCTTCAAACGCTACTGACTTCGGCGAATACGACATCAACGGCGTTTGGCAACCGATAGAACTCGATACAGCAACACTTTTTCCGAATCCAACGATTACCGATAACTCAGTCAACTTTGATGGCACTAACGATTATCTGACTAGAGGTGGTGCATTAACTGGGTTATCTGATGGAGATGCGGGTAGCACGTCTTTTTGGTTTAAATTCAATGGCGGTAACGGCAGTGATGTTTCTATTTTTACGGATAATGCTGGACATGTTCATATTAGAAGAGGCAGTGATAATAAAATTAGAATGCTGATGCATACCAGTGGTGCATCAGAGTTGGTTGATATTCAAACATCCGACACATATACAGCTGACGGCACTTGGCATCATTGCATGGCAAGCTGGAATACAACGTCTGATACTCAACATTTATATATTGACGGTGTAGATAAACTTTCTGTCAATAATTCGGCTACTGGAACCATTGATTATACCCAAACAGATTATGCTGTTGGCGCTCGAACTAGCGGTACAAATAAAATAAATTCTGACTTAGCAGAATTTTATTTTACTAACGAATACCTTGATCTTTCTCAAGCATCTAATCGCCTTAAATTTCTGACAGCAACCGGCGCACCAGCAAGCCTTGGTAGCGATGGTTCAACGCCTACAGGCACAGCAGCGGTAGTTTATTTGTCCGGGGCCACTTCTACTTGGCACACCAACGATGGAACAGGCGGCGGTTTTACTGAAAATGGTGCGCTAACCGATGGATCAACAATTCAAGGTGTTTATGGTCGTAATAGTTTCTACTTGCCGTTCTCGGATAGCACAAACTTAGGCGCAGACGGCAACTATGCAGACACCGCCTATACGTCAGTCAACTTTGATGGGTCTAATGATTATCTGACAAGAGGTGCTGATTTAACAGGACTAACCAACGGTAAAGTCGGATCGTGTTCGTTTTGGTTTAAAGTTGAAGGATCGAATGGCGCTAATTTACGGGTCATGAATAGTGCAAGTTCAGGCGGTCAATTCCTTATTCAGCGCAATACAGACAATACTATTCGAGTGCGTGGGTTTAACGCCGCTGGGTCAGAAATCCTGACTCTTCCTTCAAGCAGCACGTACACGGTAGACAATAAGTGGCATCACTGCATGGCAAGTTGGGACTTAGCTAATACAACAGGCCATTTATATATCGATGGCGTTGATGATTTAGGTTCTGCCACCACAACAAACGATACGATAGATTGGACCAATGGCAATTGGTATATTGGCTCTGATGATGCTGGCTCAAACAAATGGAACGGTGATCTTGCAGAGTTGTGGTGGACAAACGAATACATCGATCTTTCGTCTTCTGCTAATCGTGATAAATTTTTTAATTCAACAACTGGTGAACCTGTAAACGTCGGCTCTGATGGTTCAACGCCTACCGGCACGGCTGCACTAATTTATCTGTCCGGTGCTACTTCTACTTGGCACACGAATGACGGTTCTGGTGGCGGCTTCACTGAGAACGGAGCCTTGACTGACGGTTCGGCGGTGCGGTCAGTCAATGCC